GTGACGAAGTCATCGACCTCGTTTTCGAGGCTGACCTGCTCCACAACCGTATTGTCCACCGTGCCGCCGTACCCATCCAGAGTGCGACGCATGGCATCAGCCGCCTCGCGGGCCTGGTTGTAGGTCGCCGCCACGACCGTGTAGTCCACCGAAACCCGTGGCACGCCGTGAGGCGAGCCGAGCGTCTGGGTACGCTCGATGCCGGTACGCCTCCACGTGACGAACGGCAGGGCAGACGAGGCTGGGGCGAGCAGAGGGAAGATCCGTGTGCCGACCACGCTGGTCACGGCGGTAGCCGAAACCAGGGCGTCGAGCAGTACCTTTTCCGGGGACTTGTAGCTCATTTCCTGCCTCGTCCGAAGCCGCGACTCTTCACGCCGGTAGCCAAGTCCTTGAGAGCATTTTCAAGCCGCACCGCCATCTGAAGTTCAAGAGTTTTCCGAACCTCGGGCAGCGAGCGAGCCCATGCGGTCTTGACTGGCGCAATCCCTCGCTTTCCGCCGACCGGCATCTTGCCGAGCTCAACCTTCTGGCCTCGCTTGGCGACCTTGAAGAATGACTTCGGAAACGGCTTCGTCCGAATCTTTCCGGCGTTCTTACCTCGCTTGGTCGTCAAGACCTGGAACTTGCCCTGACGATCTACGGTCTTGCTCCAGTAGGTCGATGCGTACCTGCCCTTGGCCGTTCGACGCTTTGTGCCGAACTCCACAAACCCTTGATGAAATCCTCTCGCCTTCTGGCCCGCGCCGGTTGCCGCTTGGTAGCCCACGAGAGAGACGGCGTTTCCGCTCTTGTACCGCTTGACCTTGGTGGCGATTGATCGCTTGAGGTTGCCGGTCGGGCCTCTGGGCGTGAGCTGACGCAACTTCGTGAGTGCGGGCCTCGATGCAGACCGCAGTGCGGCACCGAGGTAACGTGCCGAGATGTTCTTCGGAAGCCGACTGAAAGCCGCTCGGAGGACGGCGAGTTCCTGAGAGTCGAACTCAACCTTGACGCGAGTGTCTGCCATTACGTCCGCTCCTCGCAGATGCACTCGTGCTCGCTGCGGTTGTTGTGTTCAAGGAGCGACACGATATCGAGCGTCCTGCCACGCCACGCGAACCGCATCTGCTGCGTGAGTCCAGGTATGTATCGGGTCCGCACGCGGTGCGTGACGGTCACCTCCTGCTGGTTCGCTGATAGTGCCTCGCGGGCTGACACGCCCTCGACGCTCGCCCATACGGCTGTCGAGTCGCTCCACGTCAGCACCGTCTCGCCGATGGCGTTCGTCGCCCCGGTGGCGATCTGCACAGTCACCCGCTCGCGGAGTTTGCCGGGATCAATCACGTGTACGATCCCCACTTCACACTGTCGAGCAACGCCTTCACGCCGAACGGCATCTCGGAAAGCGACACGGCGTCGGCCGCCATGCGGCGCTCATACCACTGCCCGACGAGCATGAGGATTGCCGCCTTGACGCGGGGCGACACCTTGCTGCCGTCGTCGCCACGGCCACCCCACCACGTCACCGTGACGCTGCCGTAGTCGAGCAGATGGCTCGGCCAGGATCCGGCGTAGAGCGTCCGCAGCGTGCCAGGCTTCGCGTCCCGATCGACGCGGTACTCGGTCGTCGAGAGCGTCGCCGTGTTGCCAGCCTCGCTCGCGGTGTAGACGATCGAGACCGCCGTGCGTCCGGTGGTCTGGCTCATCGGCGGGCGGGGCAACTCGATCACCGATGGGAACGCATCGAGCCGCATCACGTACTGCGTGTCCACCAGCGTCTCGTCCATGTACGTCTCGCAGTACTCGCGAGCCGCCGAGATGAGCGCAGCGATGTACGTGTCGTCGGTGTTGTGATCGACGCGGATGTGAGCCTTGGCGTCAGCGACGCTGACCGGTTCGACGACCGGCTGCGTCTGCACCTTTAGGCTGCGATATCGCTTGCCGTCATTCATGCCGTCGCCCCCTGCGTCGTGGCGTCACGTCTGCCCGCTCCGCGACCGGTTCCACTGCTGCCGTCTCGATCAGCGATTGCTGCGTCTCCCGTTTCGCGTAGCCCCACGCGAAGAGCCTCGCAGCGAAGGACTCGTCCACCTCGACGAGCTCGCCCGCCTTGTAGGCACCGTATGCACGATTCATCCGTACTCTGATTGTGTTCACTCGCCGACCCTCCATGCAGTTTCCGGCGGCTTCTTCGTCCGCTGCCAGTTCGTCGTGTGCTGGAACACCGGTCCCGAGAAGTCCCGGCTCGGCCACGAGATGACGTACTCGCCGTGACCGATGACGATGCGGGGCGTGATGAAGAGGCGGTTGCCCGACGCCTTGAACTGCCGCCAGAACCAGAGATCGTCGTCAATCCGCCCGTCGCCCCAGCCGCCCTCGGCGTCGGGCTTGCTGTGAAACCACGGCTTGAGCGTTCGCCGCAGCGCCCTAGTCGAGATGATCGTGCAACCGAAGTGCGCCGTATCGACCTGTTGCACTGGCTCGGCAAACCACGACAGCGGAAGTTCGGTTTTGCCGTCGGCAGGCGGGTCGTCCATCGTGTCGAGGAGCGTGAGCATCGGACGCCCGTCCTCGCGTTTCGCCTGGATCGGGGCGAGGGCGTCGCATTGGCAGGTCATCGCGATCGCGAACAGTCGCTCGATGTCGGAGCGGGTGACGAAGGTGTCGTAGTCCAGCGTGATGATGTACTCGGTAGTCGGGGCGAACTCTTCGAGCATCCGAGTCAATACCTGCGCCCAGAACGCACCCTGCCCGAGCGTCGGGCGGATGTGCAGCGGCATGAGGCTCTCGATGAACGCGAACACGTTCGTGAGCGGCCCGAACCTCGGAGCCGACAGCACCGCCTCGGCACGCACTTCGACCGACGTATCGCCGACCTGAACGATCACGCGTCACCCTCCAAAGCGAAACGGCGGGCGGCTCGTCGCCACCCGCCGCTCACTGTGTCGGTCGTGTCAAGCCGGATCAGCCGCTGACCGTGGCGTTGACGTTCTTCGACGAGGCGCTGACCGGACCATCGACGCCCTTGCCGAGCCGGGCGACCGTGTAGACGGTGCCGGTCGTGTAGGGCGTGGCGGTGACACGCAGATAGCGCTTCTTGCCACGGCAGTCCACGTCCATCCGCACGACCACGTCGCCCGCCGTGGCGGTCGGCGTCGGGATCGTGAAGCCGCCGGTGCCGCCGCCGACGAACGCAGTCACGTCGCTGTAGTCCGAGTTGTTGTCGGACTCGCTGAGCTTGAGGACGGTGAACGCCGCCTGGCTCGTGTAGCCCGCGTTCGTCCACGGCTCCTGCGCCACGTCGAGCGACACGTACTCGTAGCCGAGACGGTCGATCACCAGCGTGTGGGTCTGCGCCGCCGTCAGGTTCTCGGTGTGACCGACGACGCTCTTCGTCGCTTCGAGATGGTTCACTGTCTAGATCTCCTCGGAGGGTTGAGAGTCAGTCAGTCGGGAAGCATCAGCCGAACTTGAGGGCCACGACGGGACCGGCCTTCGTGGTCGAGCCCACGTCATGCACGACCATCGCGTTGCGGGTCGTAGCGAACGTGAGGGTCTGGTCGTACTCGATGTACCGCTCGGACGCCGTGCGGATCTGGATCGCCCGACGCTCGCCGTAGACGGCGGCCTGCGAGAGATCACCGAACAGACAGGCCACCTCGCCGCTGCTGTCGGTCAGCGAAGAGTGCATCGAGTGAACCAGCGTCACGGGGTAGCCGAGGAACCGCTCGCCGAATCCGGCGGCCACGTCGCTCGACGAGTTGCCGCCGGGGCCAGAGGCACCACCGGGCAGCATCGCGAGCCGCAGCATCGCAGATCCCCAGCCAGCGGGACTGATGAAAAATCGAGCCGATCGACGTGCGTAGATCGGGAGCTTGGCGACGAGGTCGGTGAAGTTCTTCATCGTGAGCTCGCTGTACTGATCCTCGGTGCTGTCGGTCGTGCTGACGACCGACGCCGAGTGAGCAGCCTTGACGATTTTCTTCGTGATGCCCTCGACGCCGTGGTAGGTCGAGGTGCCGTCACCGACGAAGCCCGCGTTGTCCACCGCCTCGGCGAACGCCTGGGCGATTTCGACCGCCATCAGGTCGGCGAGATCGATGACCGAGTCTTCGAGCAGCGAGTTCGGGACGCGATTCGCCACGCCCCAGATTTTCGCGACGAGCTCGACGTTGTCGAACGTCACGTCGCTCGCGAGCACCTCGGCGTTCTCGCCGACCGGACGGGCAGCGAGCCCACCGGTGCGACGGGCGATGTTCAGCGTGTCGCTGTTCATCGGCACCCGGCGAGCGAACTGCGGATAGACGCCGAACTCCTCGACGAGCCGGATGATCTCGCTGGACAGTTCCGGCGAGGTCAGCACGCCGCCGAGCGAGTTGACGCCGCCCGCCTGGGCGCGGCTCTCGACGCCGTGATCGACGCACCACCGACGGGCCTCGGCGTCGCCGAACACATAGCCCCTCAGATGCATGCCAGCGCGGTACGCAGACTCGGCGCTACGGAACGCCTTGAGCGGGCCGTGAGAGACAGGGATCGCGGGGACGGTTCGCTTCTCCACGGGAGCCTCCTCGGCAGCAGCCTTCTCGATCGCCTTGGCGGGAGCACCACGCTCCAGCACGGCACGCAGTTCGAGGTTCTTGGCCTCGATGGCACGCAGCAGCTCGATCTGGCTGCGGAGCTTGTCGGCACGCTCGGACAGCGAGCGAAGCGACGACTCCTCCTCCGCGTCCATCGCGGGGGCGTCGCCCTCGGCGGGAGCCTCGCTCATCGCCTCCATCTCGGCGACCACCTGGGCGAGCTCGTCGAGAAGCTGCTTGATCTTGTCCACGGTGCGATCTCCTTGGTCGGGATGCGGCGGCGAGCACGCCACCTATCCACGAACCTACGGAGCCAGACCGGCACCCATCCAGTCACGACGGGGCGTTAGTAAACAACTTTCGCCGACGGACCTCGACCGCCAGGAGCGTCTGCTTGTCGGTCGCACCGCACCTCGGACAGCGCAGATATCGCGTCTGGTAGTCGCCAGACCGCTGGCTCGACGCGATCACGTACACACCGGCCCGGCACTTCGGGCACGAGTCGCCACTAGCGGCCATGCTGGGTCAGGTACTCGCGGAGTTCTCGGGCGCGGGCCACCGCAGCCATGCGACGATGAGCCTCGGCGTCCCGCTGACGGCGGAACGCATCGTAGGACCGCTGGGCAACTTTCACGTCTGTGTCTGGGTAGGCGGGAAAGGTAGTTGGGGAAACATCCAGTAGGGAGTCGACAGCCCGTATCAGTCTGACACTGCGACCGTCCTCGACGCTCCACTCGTCGCCGCCGCTCGGCACGGTGAACGAGAACGACGAGCCACGCACGATCCCGGCCCGGATGTTCGCCGCGATGTCACGGCCATAGCTGGTGTCGGGGACCGGGAACTCGTACCGCAGCCCGATCTCATCGACCTTGAGCGACAGCGTGCCGGGATACCTCGCGAGCGGGTAGTTCGCGTCGTGATTCCAGAGCGCCCGCGTCTCCAGCGGCTTCCGACGCCCGCGACGCTCGGCGACGATGCCGAATGCACCAGGGTCGATCCGCTCGACGAAGTCGCCGAGGTCGAGCGACAAGACGCCGAACTTCGCGGCGTAGCCGACGATGTACTCGCGCTCGCTGCCGTCATCCTCGCTGCGGCTCTCAACCGCGAGCAGCGGGACCGCCGATTCAACCTCGTCAATCGCGAGGGAACGTCGCTCGATGTTCATCGTCGTGCTCCTGTCGTTCTCGTCCGCTGCCTCGATCTGCCGCGTCAACTTGCTCGCCCACGCCTGCCCCGGATCGCCACCCCAGAGAGCCCACGCGATCCGGCCCGCACTTGGGAAGCCGTCCTGCCCCGGACTCCATCCCTCGCCCTGCTTGTCCACCTCGTGCCGGGCGAAGTAGCTCGCCATCCGCTTCGCCGTGTCGGGCGAGATGTTCGTCCCGTTGCTCAGGTCGCGTGCTCGGGCAACGCCGACTGCCGTGCCGCCTCGGCCGTACTCGTCGCGCCATGCCAGCCCTCGGGCCGCCTCTTCCCGCACGCCCGACGGCGGCGAGAAGTCGATGTGGTCATACCTAGCCACGCTTCCGCCTCCGTGGCTTCGCCCGTGGCTCCTCCGCAGGCGGCGGCTCGGGCAGCGCGTCGATCTTCGTGAGCGTCGAGACCTTGTGTCCGACCTGCGTCTCGGTTGCCCGCCACCCGCCGCTGACCTCTTCGTAGACCGTGATCAGCGCCGCCGGGTCGTCCTCGGTTGCGTCGATCGTGAAGTCGGTGCCGGGGATGTCGAGCGTGCCGTAGTCCATCACATGGTCGATCCGCCCACGGGCGCGACCGCCAGACGAGCCCCACGAGACGAAGTCGCCCTCGGCGACGGTGCCGGGCTCGGCTCGCTCTTCGAGCGACCTCGCGGGGGCGTCTTCGACCACCGGCACTTGCTGCGGCTGCGCATCCGCTGCTACTGCCGGTTGACGCTCGACCACCCCTGCGAGGATCGCGTCGATCTGTGCGGGCGGGATCGAAGGGAACGACGCGGCGATCATCGCTGCCGCACCCTCGCGGGTGACCAGACCATCGGAGATCGACTGCACGATCGCGATGAGCCCGGTGATCTGGGCACCGTTGAGCGATACTTCGGCGACCTGGGGCGTGGCGTCCGGTGCGGGCTCGGTTGCCGGTGACACGGCCTCGGCAACCGGCTCCTCGACGACGATCTCTTCGACGACCGGCGGTGACTCCGCTGCCGCAGCCGCCTTGTCGAGCGTGGTCATGTTGAGTTGCACGAACCGCACGTCGCCGCCTTCGACGGGGTTCATGTTTTCCCACGCCCGTATCTCGTTCACGCTCGCCACGCCCAGATTCCAAAGCGTGTTGAAGTACGCCGATCGACCGGCGGCATCGGCACGCAGCAGTCCGCGAGTATCGAACTCAGCGAAGAGCGAGTCGTCCGTGATGAGGTCGCGAGCAATCGCAGACTCGATACGCCGCAGCCACGGCATCAGCCCGTTCGTGACGAAGTCGATGCTCTGCTGCTCGATGTTCGAGAACGACGACCGGGACAGATCGCCGACCAGATGAGGTGGCACCCCCCAGACTCGTGCGCACTCCTCGACGGCGAAGCGGCGGGTTTCCAGAAACTGCGACTCCTGCATATTGCCGCCGCCGAGCTCGATCGGCTTCAGCCCGCCCTGGAGGACCGCCGTGCGGTGACTTCGCTCGCTGCCACGGTGCATCCGTTCCCATCCATTGCGGAGCGCCTCGGCCGCCTCGGCTGAGATCGTGCTATCGGTAGACAGAACCACACCGGGCCGGGCACCATTCCCGAAGAACGACGCCCCGTGGATCTCGCACGCACGGGCCAGCCCGATCGCGTCGCGGGCGAGCTCCACCGGCACCATGCCGTTGACGCCGTCGTCCGAGAGCCACCGCAGGTGCATGATCGCGTCCTGCGAGTAGATCGTCTCGGTGCCGCGATCCTCGCG